GACGTAGCCGCCGTGGTTCGGCTCCACGTCGATCTTCTCGGCGTAGTCGTCGATCTTCTTGTAGGAGCCCAGACGCATGGCGTGCCACATGCGGCCGTCCGGATGGAAGCCGTGCTGGTAGGCGCTGTCGTGCAGGTGGCCGCAGATGTAGAGGTCGGCTTGGCGGTGGAACTGCGCCTTCTTCGCCGGCCCGAAGGACGACGTGTACATCGACTTCCCCTTGAAGTCGTGGGCGATGTAGATCTTGAAGACGCGGCCGTTCGGGAAGTGCAGGTTCACCTGACAGCGGGTGCCGCGGGTGACGATCGACTTGCCCTTGAGGATGTAGTCGAGCGGGTCGTTGGTGCCCGACCATTCGTCGTGGTTGCCCTTGATGAACATCAGCCACGCGATCTTCGCGAGCCAGTGCTCGAGAAGCAGCTTGGCCTCGGCGCCCGAGGTCGACTGGTTCTCCCACAGGCGCTTCAGCGACCCGATCCAGTTGTTCCAGAGGTCGCCGACGTTGGCCGCGAATAAGGCCTCCTGCCGGCCGTCGAAGAGGTCGGCGTGCTCGAAGGCCAGCTTGATGTCGGTGCCGTCGTCGTCGACGTGCAGGTCGCCGAAGAAGCCCAGGCCGATGGGACCGTCCACGTCCACGTAGAGGTCGACCTCACGGTCCTGAAGGTAGGCCTTCTCCTTCCGCTCGAACTTGCGGATCCGCTCGGCGAGCAGCTCCTCGATGTTGATCGGCTCGACCGGCTCGCGGCTGTACACCGGCAGGGCCTCCACCGGCTTGTGCTTGAGCAGCTGACGGCGGACCGTGTCCCGGCCGACGTTGATGCCGTGGTCGCGCTTCAGGATGCGTGCGGCCTCGGAGAAGGTCCCGCCGCGCTTGAACGCCGCGGACAGGAGGTTGGGGTCAATCTGGGTCATACGTGGCTCCCTCCTCCACCGATACCGCCAGCGCCGCTGCCGCCGGGGGTGACCCCTCCGGCGCCGTCAGTGCTGCTCGTCCCGGCTCCCCCGAGGGAGGTGGAGTTAATGTTCATGGACAGGATGTGGCCGCCGATGCGGTGTTCGCCGTAGAGCACGGGGATCGGCGTCCCGATGGCGACAGTGTTCTGAACCTGCGACAAGTAGTGGGACTTCGGACCGTCCTCGGCCTCGCTGTCCAGCTTCGGTTGCGGCATCAGCATCTGGACGAGGCCGCCGATCATCATCATGACGCCGGCGACAATCAGGTTCATGCCGAGGCCGGGGGCGATGGGTAGCAACAGGATGCCGGCCACGACCGCCACGGCGCCGGTGATGATCTGGATCACGCCGCCGTTCTTACCGAAACAGACGGCGGGATAGATGTGGATGTCCTCGACATCGCTCGGCGAGACCAGGGACTCCACGGTGTTGAAGCCGCGGATCTGCACCTGCTTCATTCCGGCGACCGGGTGGGGGGCGAGCTCGGGCAGCTGCAGGCTGAGGCCGGTCAGGCCTTCGGCGACGGTGTCGCACACCATCTCGTACACGTCGGGCAGTAGCTTCCTCAGCGGGCCATGGAAGTGGAAGCGTCTACGCATTAAGAACGACCCCGCTCTCGATGCGGTACTCCCGGACACCGTCGGTGCCGACGATGAAGTGGCGCTGATCGGGCCACATCAGGAAGCAGTTCCAGTCCTCGGTAGACAGGTTGGCCGTGGCGCCCGGGTGGGTGTGCCACGTGGCCACGATGTCCTTGTCGATGGAGTCGAAGATGTCTTCGCCGGCCAGGAAGCCTTGTTCGGGCTCGGGGTGGGTATTCTCGTGCTCGACGATGGTCCCATCAGCCAGGACGAAGCCCGCGCGCTCCGGGCCGTCAGCCAGCCTAGAACTCAACTCCTTGAGCAGCTGCGGCGATTTCCAGGCGGCGTCGGACATGGCGGGGTAACAGATCCTTCAACTCGACGGTCTGGACCTCGCTCGGGGGAATGGGTTTGACATCGCGGTGGCGGTAGACGCCGACGAGCCCGTTTCTGAACATTCCGCCGAAGGAGGTAACGCAGCTGCGTTGTCCAACTAGGTGATGGAGAATCTCACCAGTGTCCAGCAAGACGGCAGTGTGATTTCCGACGGAAGAAGCTACTGCTATTACTAGTACATCACCTTCCTGCCAGTCGCGGGGATGCGAATGTACTGGATCGAAGCCGAAGGTGTCGGCGTGTTCACTGAACAGGCTGAAGCCCCTCTCCCACCAATCCGTCGGGGAGGGAACGTCCGGGAGCTCGATGCCGTAGCTCTCCTTGTAGACGCGCCGCACCAGCTGGTAGCAGTTCTGCCGCTCCATCTCGAAGTCGATGCCTTCGAAGGCCTGAGGGTTGATGCGTCCCATCAGATTGTCACGAAGGGGTAGTCGGGGGGCATGAACTTCCTGGCCGGCGTCTTCCACTTCGGCAGGTCGTAGGGCGAACGAAGCTCGAGCTGGATGATCTGATCGTTGACGGCCGCGACGCGACCGCAGAGCCAGATGTTCTGCTGCCACATAGGGATGTCGCGATCGAGGTGGTCCTGGAGCACCTGCTTGCGGACCACCAGCGCCATATCGAAGTAGCCGGCCTCGGCGAACGCGCCGTACATGTTCTCGGGGTTGGCAATGGTCAGGGACGGACGCGCCACTTCGTCATCGGCGTTGTAGGCTTCGCCGGCCAACGAGCAGCCGTGGCTGTTCCAGGTGACCCCCTGCCACGTGGTCGTGGGTCCGTTACGAAAGCGCACGATGGTCGGCACCACCGACAGACGGATCTCCCACAGGCTACGGAGACCGTCACCCTCCATCTTGAGGGACTCTTCGACGTGGGGAAGCGGGTCACTCACAGGGGCTGCTCGATCAGGGTGACTTCGAAGGCTTCGGTGACGCCCGAACCTCCGGTTACGGAGTCAGGCTGCTCGATGGGTTTGGCGAAGCGAACGATCACCGTCCCATGGACCGGGTGGGGGTAGTCGAACTGCTTCCACAGCTTGTGCCGCTCGTAGAACTTCAGCAGAGCGAACATGTTGGTCGTCGGATTGACGGTATCGTCTACGACACCGGCGCCGTTCTTCCACCAGACCATGCCGTCGAACATCAGACGGAAAGTGCGTTGTTCCGGCTCCGTGGGCTTGGCCGCGAAGGTGTAGCCGCCGCCGAAGCGCACTTGGTCGCCCTGCGGATAGCTCTGCAGGGGGCGGTGCATCGGGAAGTTGAAGACCTCACGGGCCATTACGCGGCTCCCACCTGGATCTGCTTGATGAGGGTCTTCGTGCGGCCGCCACGGACCATGTCGTCGACGACGTAGGCCACGATGGTGTCCTTCGACGGCGGGGGGACGTTGTCCTTGGAGACGACGTAGACGTTGACGTTGTCGGGCTGCTTGGGCGGCGGCGCCGCTCCCTCACGCGCCGAGGAGGCCGCCTTGGCCCGGCGGTTGCTCATCGAGTTGATGGCGTGCATCGTGTCGATGCCGACGGCGTCGACGGCCGTGGCCCGCACGACGTACTCGCCCGGCGAGGTCGGGGTCAGGATGGTGTCGCCCTGGCCGGCGATCCCCGGGATGGGACCACCGCCGGCCTTGCCGGTGCCGATCTTGCCGCCCTTGCCCCAGCCGCCCCACGACACACGGCCGCTGTTGGAGCCCGCGGGCGCGTTGACGCCGGGGATGCTCAAGCCGACCATCTGCAGGACCCACATCAGGACTTCCTGGGCGATGATCTTGGCCGCCATGTCCATCAGGGCGTCGAAGATCGACTTCATCAGGTCGCCGAAGCCCTGGGCGATCGTCTTCTGGCCCTTGAGCACCGCGCCGATGTTCTCGGCCAGGGAGTTCGACATGGTGGTCATCACGTCGACCATGCCGTCCGCGATCTGCTCGAAGATCGGCTTGCCGAGGCCAATCTGGCGAGCCCATACGCCGGCGGCGACTGCCATCGCCTCGGTGAAGGAGGCGATGGGCTCCACCTTACCGGTCAGCTCGGTGTAGTGATTCTTGGCCTGCTCCAGCTCCTCGTTCAGACCGCGGGCCTCATCCTTGGCGGCCTTGAGCTCGTCGGAGATCTTCTTCTTGGCCGCCTCGTCGGTGGCCTCGCTGAGCTTCTTCTCGAAGTCCGCGACGATCCGGTTGGCTTCCTCGAGCTCCTTGCGGGTCTCCTCCACCTGGGTCTTGGCATCCGCCTCGCGGTTGTCGTCCAGCTGGTACTGCGCCTGGGCCTTGTGGGCGTCGCCGATGCCGGTGTTGTAGCGGTTGTTCGCCGCGTTCGCGCCGGCTTCGGCACGGGCCAGATCTTGGGACGACTTCAGCTTGGCTTCCTCAGCCGCCCGCTTCACACCATCACGGAACGCGCCCAGGGTCGCCGAGATGGAGTCCGCAATGGCCGAGGCCGTTTCGCGCTTCACCTTGTCGATCTCGGCACGGACCTCGGCCGAGTTCTCGACTTGCTCCGGCGTCATGTTGTGCTCGGCAGCGAACTGCCGCTTGATCGCCTCGATGCGGGCCTTCATGGCCGCGTCGTAGGCGTCCTCGGTGATCTTGATCTGCTCGTCGACGGCCTCGATGCCGCGGTGCATGTAGCCGAACAGGTCCGCCTTGGTTTCGGCCATGCCGGCTGCATCCGAGGCGGCCTGCTCCTTGACCTCGGCCATCATTTCCAGGGCGCGCTGGGCGTTGCCGTCCAGCACCTCGGAGAAGTAGTCCTGGGCCTCGACCTCGAAGGCGGCCAGACGGTCGGCGATGTCGCCCGCGCTCGCCTGCCCACCGGCACCGCCAGCCTTGATGGCTCCGACCTTGGCGTCGTACCACTGCTTCAGCAGCGGCTTCAGCATCTCGTCGCCCTTGTCCAGCTTGTCCTGGGGGGTCGGACCCAGCGAGGCCGACATGGTGTCGATCTGCTTCTTGAGCGCGTCGGCGGTCCGCTCCAGGGTCTGGGCCTCGTTACGGTCGGCACGACGGCCGGCCGCGGCCGCGCTGCCTCCACCACCACCCGCTCGCTGACCTTCGGTGCCGGCCAGGGCGTCTTGGGCGCCCAGGTAGTCCTCCGGGGTCGAGTTGGGGTCCTCGGCGATCTTCCGCAGACGGATCTGATCGGCGATGCTGTCGGCCTCGGCCTTCTTGCCGCGGCGACGCAGCGAGGTCTCGAGCGCGCTCATCTGGGCGATGGACGCCTGAGGGGTCGGCCGGCCGCCCATCAGCGACAGCTTGGTGTAGTTCGGGTCGGCCGACCGCAGCTGGCCGACGACGTAGTCGACACCACTCGGGACGCCGGCCTTCTTGGCCGCGGCTTCGTACTGAGCCCGGGTGCGGGGATCGGCCAGGAGCTTCTCAGCCTGGGCGCGGTTGTTGGAATCGACCCGCTCTAGCTCAGCGCGGGCCTTCGCGTAGGCGTCGACCTCGGCCTGGGCGCGGGCACGGCCCTTGAGCCGGGAGGCTTGCTGGAAGTCC